CTCATCTGCCCAGGGCAATGGTGGTGGTATGGTACACTTCAAATAACTTGTATTTTCGGGAACAATGCTGCAAATTACGGACTCGCAACTTGGGCGCTAGGGGAGGATCTATGGCGAAGCTGTTTCCGGTAATGCTGCATCTCGAGCGTGTTGCTGCGCTTGATATCATCGACAAGCTTGAGGGAATGCCTGGTGTTGCCAAGATGGATTTTGCATTTGGCAAAAACAAAAAGAAGGTAAAATTCGGAGCCAACGGCGCTGATGAACCACAAGAACGCCCTGCACGCGGGCCGTATAAAAAATACCAGGAAACCGGCCAGGATACGCTGATCAAAATGTTATTTGGCAAACCGCCGATGACAGCACGCCAGTTGGCCGATGCCTTTGAGGCGCGAGGCCGCTCACCAAAGTCGATCAACTCGCTTTGTCACGTCATGAAAAAAAATGGCGATCTGATCCTGGGCGAAGAGGGCTACACGCTGTCGAAAAAGATCAAGGACCGTTTACGTCATCGTGCGAATAAAAAAACACGGAGGTAATGCGTGGCAAAAATCCACATTTACCGCACTTATCGCTGGATCACCAAGGATCCGATCATTGACGCCATTAAAACTGTTGTGAAGTCGGACGAACATTTGAAAAATTCGCAAGTTCACGCCATTTCTGGCGTTGCTACCGCTACGCTCGACAATTGGTTTGATGGCGCAACCAAAAAACCGCAGAACTCAACGATTTGTGCCGTGAGTACCTCACTTGGCTATGTGCGAGCCGATCGAATCCGAAAGGACGGTACGCTCGAGGTCGCATTCCGCAAAGATCGTGCGCTCGACTACAGCAAAGAGATTGAGAAACAAGCTGACTGGCTATTAGAACACGCCTCGCCAAAGAAAAAGCGCGTGAAGCGGAAAACCAATGGCGCGGGTGGAAAACATGGCTCGGAGCGCAAGCCGTAATACGACGAGAAACCTCAGGTTTGACCAAGAGATCGGCGCGCGGATCCTGCGATTCCGCAAAGCGTCCAACATTACGCAAGAAGCTTTAGCGAGCAAACTGCGTGTGTCGTTTCAGCAGATTCAAAAATACGAAAAAGGCACCAATTCCGTGCCGTCAACCCGGATCCCGGACCTGTGCAAGGCGTTGAGTATCAAACCCAATGATCTCTTTGGCCTATGAAGAAAACCAAAATTTTCACGATCGCGGAAGTTACTGAAGGCCTCGAACAAAAGTGGCTGCAGCATCTGCGCGACTTCGATACCGCAAATCCTGGGTGTCATTTTGTCGTGGCGGCCGACATGATCACAAAACCAATGGTGGAAATGATCGATATGCTCAAGATCGAGCCTGGGCTCACGTTTCAGGAGATATTTGAGCGCGAGGCGAAGAAGAAATGATTGACAAATCCGACATCGAGTCGCTGGCCATTGAAGCTCTCATTCGTCATGCCGCACAGTCTACTGACCCAAAAGAAATGGAAGTCTACCTCGTAGAGGCATTGAAGCTTGTCAGGCGCTGGCGTGAAAAAACTACGTCAACCGATGACCGTTGACCGGATGGCGCGGATCCATCGGCCAGCCGTCAGCGCCGATGTCACTGCGGTAACCCATTTTTTCTTCTTGCTGCTTCGCACTGTCGTGATGAAATTTGCAAAGCGACTGTAACTCACCAAACCAAAACTGCTGTTCATCGCCTTTGTGCGGAACGACGTGATCGGCAACCGTTGCTCCCACCACCGATCCGTGCTGCAGACACACGGCGCACAGTGGATGCGCGCGCAATTGTTCGCGCGATCGTTTGCGCCAGCGCCGAAGTCCGTACCAGGGAGTCCGATCGCTCATGGTTGCCTCACCGCGCGCCAACCTTTGCGTTGACAATAGGCCAACAGCACTGACGCTTTTTTACCGATCGCCCAGTTGACGATGGGGGCCGCCTTCACGACCACGTCATTGTCGTCAAGACCAACGGCCGCGTAGAAGTGCGGCGCATCGATTATGATCATGTTTTGTAAGGAGAAATGCGGGCGCAACTCTGCCGCTGCATAATTTCCGCGCGCAACGTGTCCAGCTTTAGGCATTTTGTCAAACACCCTACCCGTGTGAATGTTAGCTTTTGGTATTAAGCCACGGCAATTCCTTACGAATTTGCGCTAACAGCATGTCCGGTGCAACCTGCGAACGCTGGTTTTGCGCAAGAGAACGAATCAGCACTCGTTTGATTCGATCCATGATTGCCCAGTACGGCCAGGCCGTTTCGCCCTGGCGCTGCCGCTCGAGCCGGTAGCGTTTATAGTCCTGGTTGATGCCGCGCAGCCCGCCATTGGCGCGCAATTGATCCATCACGTCATTGATGTGACCGCTCAAGTCGTGGGCGCGTTCGAGCACGAGATCGTGGTTTGTCAGGGTGACGTTCAGCCTGGCGGCGGCGCACTCAATAGCAAAGATTACTTGCGGCAACGTGCGGGCTACCGTGACGCCGTCTGGATGTTGGCAAACCATGAGGCGTGGAATCTTTGTGATCTGTTGAGCGCCGTCATGGTTCATTGTCCAGGCTGCCCATTCGAACTCGAGGCCCGGATGATGATGTTGGTGAAGATTGGCAAGCGTTGATCCGAGGTTTCTCGAAATGCCGATGCTGAACGGCAATCCATTGAGTGTGCAAATATAAATTGCCGTCGCGTCGATCGCGGCCAGATACGAGCGAACGTCGCTGTCCATTTCTGTGATCGACACATTTTTCCTTCAGGACTCGTGAGCGGATATACCAGCCGATAGTTGTTCGCTGTTTAGCTCAAACCAATCCTCGACCGCCTGCTGGATGGCCAAGGCCAAACTCTCGACATCGCTGGCATCAAAAACAGCATCACGGTCATTCTCTAAAAAATGACCGGCCAGGTCTGCGCATTTTCCGTCGTAGGTTTTTACAGTCATGTCGTTCCTCGCGTTTAAGGGCCATTAAGGTCGAAGCCATCGGGATGCGGTGACGGCTCGAATTGTCTCAGCCGTTCAATTTCATTAGCTGCTTTTGTCAAACCGTCCGACAGGTCATCGGCGGGGCCCTTTTCCGCAGCCAAGTAAACACAGGTCGCCATCTTCCGAAGTCTATCAACCAAATCCATCGGTCACCTATTGTGCGGCGGACAACGCGGCATCGAGCATTTCGGCCCAAACCTCATCATGCGACTTGTGCGGGCCGTCCTCGATTTGCGCCATCCGTTCTCGCATTGCGTCGGTTAGCTTGATTGGCACCAATACGCTTTTCCTGCCACCGCGCGCTCGCGCTGATGGTCCGTATATTGGACCCGTCCCAGTCATCTCCTCGTCGCACATTTCAAAATCTCCCGGTTGTCGCAAGAGGCGCAGTTAATGCGCGACTTCCGCACGATTTATTTATCGGTTTGATTTTGGTTGTCACTGCAAGCCTCGCTTAAATTTGGCGAGACCGTTTTTAAAGGTCTCGATCATAAGCTCAAAATCATCAAGCTCGATGTCGAGGCGCGCAAAAGTGTTTGTTTCATCGTCTGTCATATCGAGGTGCAAACAACCACACGCTGGACAATGGGTGAGATGCAGCCCGGTGCCGAATACGAGACATTTCATTTCGCTGGTTTTCAAAACACCATCACCCTTTGCTCGATCAACCCGTCAGCAATGCTGTCGCAATAGTCCCAATTCAGTTTTTGCCATTGCTCGCCGCTGCCTCCGTAGCGGCGTCGGCGGATCTCACGATCGAGATCTCCATCAAACGATGCAATGCGTGCGCAGACGTGGACGATTAAAACCTGGCGCGCGGCTTTAAGAAATACCACCGGCCAGGCCATTGCTTGTTCCATCCGGGAAATTTCCTTCGCTGTCGGCAATATACGCACGCGATTTACTTCGCGCTGCATTGCTTCAAGCTCGGCACCGACCATTGCTAGCAAATCCTCCCACTCGTGCCGGTATTGTGGCCAGCAGCGGCCGTAGGCACGGGGCGTGATCCGTTCAATTGGCATCTTGGATAAAACCCTCCAGGCATCTGCTAAACGCACGCCCACGTGCGGCCCTGTCCATTCTGGCGGCACAAATTCCGGCGCGGGTACGCCGTCGAGCGGGTTCCAGTCGTCGAGAACTTCAGCGCCGGTAAACAGCCGGGCCATGTCATGCCCTTTCGTGCCGGTCTTGCCGGACCTGTTTACGTAGTTTTCGGATTTCACTTGATGCCCGTAAAAACCGGATACGGGCAACTGGTGCGCGATGCTTGCGTGCGATCGACCGTATCGACAGGTTGGTGAACGCCAGGTCGTAGAGAAGTTGGCCTTCTGGCGTTCGCCCGTACACGATTTGATCCTGTTGTTTCATTTGGACCTCCACCGACGTTACCGCACCGATTGCCCACCGCGACCGCTATCGATCCATCCAGATATTTTTTTGCCGAGTTCCGCCATGCCGAGAGTTTTTTCGCCCTTGCGAATCCAGTATTCGTCGCTCACGCCAACATCAAACTCAGGCAGCATAAAATGATCGCGGCCAGGCACCGTGATAGATATCTGATAACCAGCCCAGGTAAACTCGCGCTCACCACGGAAATGAAATTTCACGGCATGCGTGCCAGTGGTCGTGTGGCGCTCATGTGCGCGTACTATGTGAAACACTGGCTTGCGCGCGCCGTTTTCGGTCAAAACATAATCCCGATCTTTGAAAAAATACGCCATGCGGCGGACGTTGACGCTAAACACAGCCGTCATATCGGCCTTCCTGGCCGCGATCCGCACCATCGAATATTGTGCGGTTTCGTAGTGTGACATGGCGTTGGTAAAGATGCTGCCAAGATGGACCTGAACGTCCTCATGATAGTCGTCGGCCCAGTCTCGAAATGTTTTTGGAATCTGCCAGCACCGTTGCGGGATAAGGAAGTGCGACTCTTTATTTTTACGGCGCTTTGCCATCACTTGGAGCATTTTTGTTTTGCACGTGCGCAGAATTTCCAGGCGCGTTCCGTCGCTGGACACAAACACCGCATACTCTGTGGGGCCCGCTTTTTTCTTTTTGAAGTCTGGATCGTGTGGACGATCCCACCAGATCGACATTAAATAAATATCGCCGCCGCTCATCGGCTGTACTTCCGGGGGAGCCTGTCGATATTTGTGAAAATACATAAACTTTGGCACAACGATCCACTTACTGGATTTTTTTGCTCGTTCGCTCTCACTCGCCTCTAATTCTCTTTTTTCAGCCAGTGGGTTTGATCCGTAGGCGAAGCAGCCGAACGCTGGCCGGTTCTTTTTGAACCAGGGCGACAGTTCAGGCATTTTGGTTAGAGGTTTACGCTTGTCACCTTCATCGCACCCGGTGGCCCAATCGGGCATGATGCTAGCGTAGGGAATAAGGATCGCACCGATTTCTTTATAGAGCCCGTAAACATCCGGTGCGTTTTTTTTCATGCGCCGCAGGTAGACGAAATAGCGCTCGAGTTGGTCAAGGATGCTGTCGCGAAAATTATACTCGCCGTAAAATTCAGCCTCTTTGTAGAGAACGTCCTCACCGTCGCTAGCGAAGTGTGTATCGACGATGTGTAGCTCGGCATCCGGTATCTCGGGCGCGGGCTCTAAAACAATCGCCGTCTTTGGTTTAGGCGGGGCCGCCGTTCGCTCTGTGTTTTTATGTACTGGTGGCGTGCCCTGTGGCTCGACAAACTTGTCGTACTTGCGCCGCTTACGCTCGAGTGCGCTCATTCGCCGCCGCAGCGTTCGACTTAGCTGCGGGTGCTCTAGCTTTGTTTCTGGCTCAGGGTTGGGTGCTAGCTCGATCGGCGCTCCGCTGGGAGCCAGTAGCGGCTTCACCGGCCCAATCGGGTCTCGCTCCTTACGCTGAAGCTTCTCAGGGCCTTTTGGCTTAACCCATTTGCCGCGCGGGGCCCGTGGAAATACTTCAGTCGTTGGCCAAACCGCAGGCGACTGCTCCGCAATATCAGGCGGTGGTGGTATTTTATGCTGTGGTGGGACTTCACTGACTTCGGTGTCTGACGATAATTTTTCCGCCCTGTCATGAGGTGGAACCTGTGTTGCTTGTTCCGGCCGGAACCAGGTCACCATCTGCCGGAATGTTTTCTTCAGCCACGTAAACATCACTCAAACCCTCCGTTTTAGAAGCTCCTTTTTCTCATCAAGCGCGCTGCGACCTGGCAGCGGATCGCCCAGCAAAATTGCTGTGATCGAACGCGCGTTTTGCGCAAGCTCTCGGCTTCTTTCGCGCTCGATCAGCACGGCGGCCGGTATCTGACTTCTCGCGGAATCCTTGACGGCGTGATCGCAAATTTGCCGTTGCGGCGTTGACGGTTTTGCCGCCTGCAGCTTGCGCTCTCGGCGGCGCTCACTCGGCGGCGCTCCGATTTTCCGGTAGCTTTGATCCAGCAGGCACCGCAGCGTGTGGCTCGAGCATTTCAGGGTTCGGCCAATACGCTCCCAGCCCACGGGCGGCTTTATGGCCCGCATTTTGCGTGCCTGTTCCAGCAGCGCTGGCGAGACCGCCACTTTTCCGTCACTTTGCTTCACGTGAAACAAGCTTGCGCCCTTCCTCGGTGATATAGCCGTCGAGATCGATGAGCCCTTGCAGCGTTGCCTTCGACACGATGCGCGCCGACGCCCAATAGAGAACCTGGTGCCGATTGCGCACGGCATAGCCGCGCCCTGGATCCGTTTCCGTCACCGGCAGCCCTGTTTTGTCGAGCTTTCGCAGCAGCAGCATTGTCGTCACATCCGGCTGCGCAATTTCGTTCGGCATTTCTGCTGTCCCTTGCGCCACTGCAATTTCTTCGAGTTTTTGCAGTAGGACGGAAACGGGTTCGATTTCCGGTGAGACGCGCACCATGGATGACCTCAAGGTTTTTCACCGTCGTTTCCGATGATTGATAGGGCCTCGCGCAATTTTGTTATCGCATCCTCGATGTCGACTGGTTCGCCAGGAACTGCCGGGATGCCGAACGCCAGCACAACCAGGGCCACCGTCTTGACGATGACGGCGTTTTTTATTTTCTCGCCGCCGCTGTGCAGGTCGTCACCGTGAAACGCGACGATGTCGTCGGCAAGTTGTTGGGCGAGTTCCTCAGCCATTGCTGTTTTCATCTTTTTCCCCGTCTTCCTCGTAAGTCCTCTTGAGAATTGGCACGGACTTTGCGCTTAAGCTTACTTACTTGGTGATTGTCTCAAGCCTGGCTTGAGCTATTGCTTCCGTGGCATTTGGATCACGCTGGACCGTCCAACATTTTCGTTGCCGCGAGTCGTGCGGCCACCCTTCGCGCCGTAGACCTGGCGCTTCAATCTGAGATCGTTTGCTTTTTTAAGTTCGCGCTCGATGCGTTCATGTTGCCAATCAGGACCGAATAGCGAAGCAATTGCTAACCTATTGCTTCGCCATTGCTTGCGAGTCATGCCCGTCACTCGGGCCCTCTCAGCGTCCGTGCCAGGCACTCGACCCTTCGTCCAATATTCCATGATCAGCAGCAGGTACGCGCCATGCTGCAACGTCGTCAGATGGCGCGTGTCACGCACATAATCTGCGATATAGAGCGGCATCCAGATCGGGTGCGAGGTCATAGCTCACCCAATTCGATGTAGCGGGGCCCACCGATGATCGCTTTGAGTTCGTCGATCGGCCGCAATTCCTCTTGCGGCACGAAAAAGGCCGGACGACCGCCAGCAGGATCGCTCCAGAATTTTTGAAGTTTGCCGTCGCCGCCGTAGATCCAACCAACGAGTTGAAACGTCGGCGGATTATGGGCCGACACCAACACGTGCGGACGATCATCCTTGTCATCAGGATGCAAGATTAATTGATGCCAGTGCTTGCGCCTGGTCCGCGTCTCGACGCCGCTTTCACCGCCAACATCGACGGACCCGTAAAGCCCAACAGTTCCCGACCAAAACAAGTTCAGATATTTTGCCGTTGCCATTTCACCTTGGCACGAAAAGAAGTCTGGCTCCCACGCGCCCTCATCTTCGGGTGCGCCATATTTTCCTCGGATGCAGCGGCGCATATTGCCGATCCGCCGCATCAACGCGGCGTGCGAGGCGAGATACATTTCCGGCCACGTCAGCGTTACCGCTACCGCCGCAGGCAGACAGCGTTCCGTGATCGTTGAATCGACCAGACGGTTCATTACGCCACCTCGACGAATCTGTTGACCTGGTTTCCCCAGGTCGTCCAACCAGATCGCGGCTGCCGTGCAAAAAGCTCGAGGTATGGGCCAGCAACGAGCCGTTGGATGCGACCGTGAATTTCATCCGGCTTGCGCGAGTGCTCGCGCCTCGGCGCAATGATGCCCTGGCGCACGTCGGCCTTGAGCCGCTTCGGATGTCCGCGCGTGGCCAGCAAACACACTTCGGAATTTGCGCGCGTCCAATAGCCGGTTCCGGCCCACACGTTTTGTGCGCTGTCGGTCTTCATCCACGCGAAGGCACACGTTTTATATTTGAAGCCCCACCGCTCGATCAGGTGGATGCCGTCGAGCAACATCGGCCAGGTGACCCACAAAAATAAAACGCAATCCTTTTTTGCCAGCGAGCCGACATCAAAAAAACCGATCTCGGGATAGGAGATCGTTTGGTAGTGGCGATCGGGCGAGCGATCGCGACCTTTGTCCGACCAGGTTTCAAAGCGCCAGGGCGGATCGGCAAGGATCGCACCGTAATGAGCTTTGGGAATGTCTTTGAAGGGGACTTGCTTCACAGCCATCCCCTCTGCGGGCCGAGCCAGTAGCCACCGTTTCGGTGGTGATGCGATGACCTGTAGTGCGACAGTTGGTGGCAATATTCGCAGAAGCTCGAGCCAGTCTGCGTCGGTTGACCGCAGTAGAAATACGGACCATCGCCGCGCGGATAGCGACAAAGTCCGGGGCGTAATTGTTCAAACTGCAGTCCGAGAAAATTATCCGGCGTCGGGTCGGGATCTATTTCTTCTTGCGGTGTTTGCGCGGTGGCTGGTTTTGGCGACGGCTTCGGTTTCCATGTTGACCTGGCGCGCGGCGGCCGTGGCACAGACGGCTTTTTATTGCTGAGCGTGAGGCGAAGTCGCCAAACTTTGCCGATCACCGCGTTGCGCGTGAGACCGAGTTCGCTGGCTATTTGGCTGGCCGATCTATTCGGCCAAAGGCTTTTGAGAAGTTCGACTTGTTCGTCGGTCCAGTAGTTTCTTGCAGCATAAGTGGGCGAGCCGTCCAACAGCACAGTCGGGGATGACAACGCCTGAGCCATGGTTTCGGCCCGCCCTTTACGCTTGTGATCAACACGCCACGCGCACGAAGACTTGCGCCTGGTTCAGCAGGCTTGACGTTCGGCCTTGATCTCTCGCATGCCCCACAACGAAGGCGGCGCGTAGAAGCCCAAGTCCATGAGTGCCGTTCGGAACAGCACATAAGTGTTGGATGGAAAGCGCCCGGCCGCGCGCCAGTTCGAAACGTTGGCCGCCGTGGTGCATGCAAGCTTCATGACGGCCTGGTTGCCGCCTAAAGCGTCAATCACCGTGCCACTGGTTTTGAGAATTGCCGGATTGTCTGAAGTTTTTTTTGCCATCGCGGCAAAACGATATTTGAACTTCTTGTAGTTTTCAAGCCATAGGAATGTTTACATAAAGTTCAAGAAACTTGACATTTTAGGGCCACTGGCCCCAAAACTTTCAGTTGTGGCGACAATGGGAGTCGGCGTGCCGATGGCTTCAGTTACAGCGATAATGGCAACGAGCGGCAAGCGCATGAAGAAGCTGCGCCGTGCGGCCGGGTTCAAAAACGCCTATAACTTCGCAAAGTTCATCGACGTTTCAGCGCCGCGCTGGAGCAACGTCGAAAACGGCTATCCGATCAGCCGGGACGTGGCCAATAAGATCAAGAAAAAGCTGCCTGGAGTCGATCTGGACTACATCTACGACGGCGAAAAATCAGGTCTGAGCTTGCTCTGGTTGCAGCGTCTGGACGAGATCCCAGGAGACGCCGAGGCGTCGGGCCTGAAAGGTATCACGTTGCGCTGACGGTCCTTTTTGGGCTTTTCTAGCCCGGTTTCCGCCAGTTTTTTGTATAATCGATCGACCGTACCAGGTGGCAGGTACGGGCTGATGCGCTCTATGTGGGAAAAGCATTCCCTGATCGTCAAGCACGCCTGGGTGATCGCCTTTAGGTCGTCCTGCGCTTGCCGGTACGCCTCGGCGCGAGCACCGAACGCCGTTTGCCGCTTGAGACTACGGCTCATTTCAAGCCCTCCGATCTTTTACAACGCTCTCCCCATGCCGCCCCTTTGTTCCCTATCGCGTTTTTGACGTTTGCCCCTTTGAGCAACCCAGGCCAGTGCGCCAGGTTGTCGCAAGCAATTTGACGTAGGTTTTATTTTTCGTCCAGCGAAATGTCGTTGACGACATTATCGGGAACTGAATACCGGGGGAAAACCATTCGAAAATTGTGACTTGCAAATACAAATTTTTCAAAGTTATAATTCCGGGTAGCAGTTGGGGAGTACGACCCCGTGAGTGCTACCACCGACATCCTCTCATTCGAAGAAGAAGCGGCAAAACGGCGGCCGTGCGTCACGATCGAGCGCGGCGTTGATCCAAAAAATCCAGACCGATCCGCCTATCGCATCACGGGCCCAAACTCCTGGGATGTGCAGGAACAGATCAACGCATTGACGGCCGAGGTCGAGGCTTTCGGCACCGGTTATGCGCGCTTCATCGGGCCGCACCGCATTGACGTTTCCAAATATGTCGCGCTTGGCGAAGTCGTGCTCGTAAGAGGTTAGTCATGATGCTCGACGCTAACGGCAATTTCGTCGCGCCGGTCACGGCATCCGACCTGCACACCATCATTCTATTTAGCATCGGCGCTTTCTGCGTCGTGGCCATCGCCGCCAAACGATTCCTCGAGCCTTAAAAGGCAATCATGAAGTCGTCAGCCAAAAAACGCGAAGTCATCCCCGCACGTCCACGTCCAATCGCGACGGGGGAGCCCGCGCCACTGACACCTATGGGCATGCTCGATCATGCCGTGCGCAGTGGCGCGGGTTTGGACACCATCAGCAAACTTATGGACCTGCAGGACAGATATGAAAAAACGCAAGCGCGCAAAGCCTTCGACGCGGCAATCGCCGCAGCGAAAGCGAAAATCCCGGTCATCATTAAAAACAAAACGGTCGACTTCCCGAACAAAACGGCGGGTGGCCGAACCAGTTATCGACACGAAGACCTCGGAGAAATTGCCCGAACCATCGATCCCATCCTCGGAGAGTTCGGGCTCAGCTACCGATTCCGAACCGAAACCACCAACGGCACCATCCGTGTTACCTGCATAATTTCGCACCGCGACGGCTACAGCGAAGAAAATTCGTTGCCGTCGAGCCCCGATGCCAGCGGCAACAAGAATCCGCTTCAGGCTGTCGGCAGCGCCATCACCTATCTGCAGCGGTATCTGCTCAAGGCCAGCCTCGGGCTTGCCGCTGCAGCCGATGACGACAATGCCAGCCAGGGGTTCTTTGGTGACCCGATCACGCAGCAAGAAGCCGAAAACCTGAAAAACTTGCTCACGGCCAAGGGCCGCTCCGAAGAGACGTTTTTGCGCTGGGTCAACATCGAGTGCCCCACCGTTCAAGAGATCAAAGAGATCCCGGCGCAATATTACGGATCCTGCCTGGAAAAAATTACCAGCCTGGCAGTCGCACCAAAATGACTGACCTGCAACGCACCGAAGACTGGATCAATGCGCGGCTTGGCAAAGCCACTGCCTCGCGGATCCACGAGGCCGTGGCGCGCACCAGGAACGGCTGGGGCGCAAGCCGGGCTAACTATATGGCCGACCTCCTGCTCGAGCGGCTTACCGGCAAGCCAGCGCCGGTCTACCGCAGCCAGGCGATGGAACGGGGAACGGCATTTGAAGCCGATGCCCGCATTGCCTACGAGCTTGAGAAAAACATCCAGGTCGTGCCCGTTGGCTTTGTCGACCATCCGCGCATCAAGATGTCCGGCGCTTCGCCGGACGGTCTCGTGGGCGATGACGGCCTCGTGGAGATTAAATGCCCGAACACGGCCACGCACATTGCAACGCTGCTCGGTGCATCGATCGACGGCGACTACATCAAGCAAATGCAGTGGCAAATGGCCTGCACCGGTCGCCTGTGGTGCGACTGGGTTTCCTATGATCCTCGGTTGCCGCTGGCCTTGCAATTGGTGGTTCATCACGTCCCGCGCGATGAAGTGCTGATCGCCACGCTGCAAAACGACATCATCGAATTTCTCGTCGAGTTGGATCTGGCGCTGCACAGCTTGCAAAGCCTCGAGAGGGCCAAGGCAGCATGACGGCCCCTATTCTATTTCGCTGGACCGACGACGGCACAATGGTGCCGATGCCGCGCTTTATGCGGCGGTGCCAATCTGAATTTAAGCCCGGCAAGCTCTATCCGCTGGTCGTCGAAGAAGGCCGATCGATGGCCTCGCACAACCACTATTTTGCGACAATCGATGAAGCCTGGAAGAATTTACCCGAGGGCGCGGCCGAACACTTTCCGACGCCGGATCATTTGCGCAAGCACGCGCTGATCAAAGCCGGGTTCTGCGATAAGACAGTCGGCGTGTTTAGCAGCCACGCCGATGCTGTGCGCGCCGCAGCGCTGGTGATCCCGGCCGACAGTTACGCGATTGTCAGTGTCGTCGGCCGCACCGTCACGCTCTATCGCGCCAAGTCGCAGCGGCTAGTCAAGATGGGCAAAGCCGACTTTCAAGCCAGCAAGCAAGCCGTTCTCGAAATTGTTGCAGGTCTCCTCGGTGTGGATTCGGCGGTTCTTTCGGCCAACGCTGGAAAGGCTGCGTGATGTGGCAAGACCCCATGAATTTTCAGCCAAGACTAAACAGCAGGCTGCCGAGCGCGCCAAGGGACACTGTGAGCGCTGCACCGCGCCGCTGCGTGAGGGTCACTATCGCTATGACCACGACATCCCCATCGCTCTTGGGGGAGAGTCAACGCTCGAGAACTGCGTCGTGGCCTGTAAAAATTGCGACGACACTAAAACGTATCAGCACGATCTTCCGCGCATTGCCAAGGCCGAGCGCAATTCACGCAAGTCGCACGGCATCAAAAAGCGATCGCGCTTTCCAGGATCCAGGGATTCTCCCTGGCGCAAAAAGATCAGCGGAAAGATAGTGCCGCGATGAATTTCCACCCACCGCCAAATTGCAAACTTTTGGATAATTGGCGCGGTTGCCGTTGCCCCTCGCATCGGACGTGGCTGCACAAACTTCTCGGTACGCGACCGCATTGCATTCTCGATCGCCTGGATAGCCCGCGCGACGGCGAATGGGAGTGCCCGGATCAACAGCCGTTTCCAATGCCGAAGCCGCCGACAACCGGGAGCGGTGTGAGGATGCCCCGATGAAGTATCTCGCCGCCGTCATCCTGGTCATTCCGCTGTTCAATGGCTGCGTGCGCCAGGCCGACGAACCGAAAGATCAGACTCGTTATTACGTGCCGGAAAAACCCATCGTCCCGGATCTCGACCAATGCATTTCTGCAAAAGGTGAGGTGATGCGATGCGACAAAGCAAAATAGTCCTTCTGGAATTGATCGCTTTCACTTTCGTTGTGTTTGTCATTCTCGCAATTGCGCGGGCTGCCGCGTCTCCCGCTTGCATGACGCAGTCCGAAGCTCGCGCAACATTCCCGCACAGTCATTTGTGGTGGCACACTCGGGAGAGATGTTGGAACGCGACCCAACAAGTGACTGTGCGGGACACCAAACAACGCCGCCGTCCCGTGCCGGTGCCAGGCCCCACCGACATGAAGGATCCTACAATTCTGTTCCCAACGCTGGCGCACAACGATTTTGCTGTCGGACCCGAACTGATGGCCGGTGATCTGACCAACGGACCGCTGATCCTCGACATCGATGACGTCACCGCCAGCAAGGATCCGCCCGAGGACGGTGTGTGGCCAAAGCTCGACGAGCCGACCTTTGCCGAACGCTGGGCCGCCGTGCCGAGTAATTTCATGATGGCGGCGGCTTATCAATGACGATCAATCTATTCGCGCCGTTCAGTAAGACCGACAAGCTTAAATGCATCGAGCGTGAAATTGCGCTGCGCGAGCGCGTCTACGCTAAATACGTCGAGCGCGGAATGATGACGCGGGAAAAAGCCGATCGCGAACTGGCGCTGATGAAGTCAATTGCTGACGACTATGAAGGAGACTGACATGCACACCGAAAAAATCACGGTCGACCGCGCGCAAGCCGAAGCGCTCTATCGTAAATACAAAGAGCATGCCGCCTACTCCGAGCCGATCGACTGGGAAATCCAGCGCACCTATGACCTGCTGCGCAAGGGCAAGGTCATTATCCGGGCGCTGGAGTCAATCAAGCAGGCCGGGTTGAACCGCGAGTTTCTACCCAAGCTCGCGCTCGCGCCAGCGGTCGCTACGGAATGCCATCTTGAACGCTACCGCGACGGTCAATTCCAGATGACTCCGCTGATGCCCGGCAGACGTTGGCCGCACCGGGGCAAGCACAACCTTGTCTTCCGCGAAAACACGTTCGTCTTTCCGGTGGAAAGTTTTCCGATGAACTGGAACCGGACGGATCGCGCCTCGCGCAGTGATCACAAGGCAATGGTGCCGCCGATCCCGGTACATCTGCGGCCGAAACGCGGTCTGCAAAATTATCACGTGCTGTGGGAGGCCGAGTGGGAGCGCATTCCGCCAAGAGATCCATATCTGCTGCGCCGCATCGGCAAGGCCGATCTGTGGCTGGTGGTTGCGCACTGGGATTTGAGCGAAGTGGAAAGAGCCGCGCTATCGACGCGCATTTAACCAAGGGGAACGATCAATGACTGACATACAGCCGATCAGAAAAACTGCACAGCCATCACCGCCGCTAAAGGCCAACGGTGCGCCGCCGCTGCCATCGTTGACCACCGAGGGCGCAAAGGCGGTTGAGGCTGGCCTTGCCCAGCACTTGTTTGTCGCCGCCGAGCGCGACCAGGCCTTGAAAGATCTCGCCGCCGCTCGGGAAGAAAACACGCGCAAGGAAGTCGAGATCGAAGCACTGCGGTCATTTGTCACCATGCTCGAGAGCCGCATGCAATCGAGCCGACTGGAGTGCGAGCGCGCCGTTGCGGAGCGCGCAACCTGGGAGGCGCTATTCGTGTCGATCGCTAGTTTGCTGCGCACGTTCAACGTCCCGGCCGCGCCGCTCATCAAGCCGCTGACGACGGACGAGTGTCTAACGCCAGCGACGGAATAAAATGTCCGACTGGCACGACGCCTGGCAAGACATGGCGAGCGCCCCGCTTGACGGGTCCGAAGTATGGCTGCGGCTCGATCTCGATCGCGTCAAAGCCTACTGGGATGCCGAGCTAAACCGCTGGGTGCTCTCGCATCCGCTGCACATGGAATCCATCTTTGTCCCTTCACGCTGGAGACCGATCATCGATGCCAACAGCAAAAGTGAGTGAGGCGCAGAACGATCACATCAAGGCAGTTGGCCGCGTCAAATTTGAATTGGCGCTCGCCAACGCGACCATGGCGGTACGCTCTGACAACCGCCTTGTGGGCCTCGATAAGATCCGTGTGCCGTTGGCCTTCCAGGCAGCGCTGGAAGCCACCGGGTATCCGAAGCAACCATTCATGCTCGGCCGCCAGGAAATGTCGGCCGAGTTGCAAGCCATCTGCAATTCTATCCTGGACAAGGCGAGAGCCGCCGCCGCGCCGTGACAGCCAGAGCCCGCATTCAAGACGCCAAACAACGCTTGGTGGATCTCGCTGATGAACTTGAGAGTGATCGCGATCTCGACCGCGCCCGGCTGCAGTTACTGGCCTCGTGCATTGATATCGCGCTCGACGGGCTCGAAGACGAACTCACCCTTGCCGTTCACGACATTGAGGCCGCGCTGAGAAAAATATGGGGATCGCTGACATGACACTGCGAACGTGTGTGCTCACCAAAGATGAGCAGGTCAATTTTCATCCGGGAAAGTTTTTCGACAAGCTTAAGGCGCACGGCTTCCGCTTCGAATCGGATGCCTGTCCGTTCAAACTTGTTGAACCGTGGGACCGTGTCGATGGCGGCGACGGCAGTGTCGTCTACCGGCAGTGGGAGGCGAAAAAGGACGATAAAACATAGGGTTATTATTTATTCAAATTTCTTGTATTTATCCCCCGGCGTCGGTATATCAGGGTACGTGGTATGAAATTGTTGAACTCGGAGGAAGTAGCCAACGAACTGGACATCACCGTCAGGCAGTTGATCGGACTGATTGATGATGGCGAGATCACCTACATCGAACTGAGCCGGGGCCACAAGCGGCGCTGTTTCAAGTTCACGCGGGAAGATGTCGAGGCGTTCAAAGAACGGCGCAAGCACCCATGCAGAAGAACGATAAGCCCAACCTCATCAAGGCAGCGGACGGACGCTACCACTGCTACCTCACGATCAAGGGCAAGCAGTTCCACTGTCGTACCGGAAAGACTTCTCTCCGAGAAGCGAAGGTTGCGCTTGACGGCTATATCGAGAAAAAAACAAACGCGCGAGAAGCAATGACCGCCGCCCCCGATGGCGACTCGTTGTTGCTGGGCGACGTCAACGATCGCTACATGCGCCTGATCGGCAGCAAGCACAAGGACGCCGAAGGCACCGAGTTGCAAGGCAAGCATATCGTCGATCACCCGGACGACAAAAACATTCCGCGCGGCTTTTTCCGCCGCAGCAAGGATATGCGCGACATCACTCACCAGGACGTTTTGGAATTAAGCGCCTGGCGTGCCACGCACACGGTTGGCAAAGGCGCAAACGAGCGCCCGATCAAACCGGCCACCGTCAATGACACGGTCGAGCGATTGAAGAAACTGTTCACGTTTATGAAACGATCCGGCGCGTTCTTTCCCAGGAGCCGGACTGGAACGGCCGCATGATGTCGGGCTCGAGCCTCTGGCTGGTGGTGCCCAAGACTCACGTGCGCGAATTTACCGAGGAAGAATCCGAGGCGATCGACACCTACACCGAAACCAAGCGCACGGATCTCGAGCCGTTGATCCGCTTCATGCGCCACACCACGAAGCGCAAGACCAATTGCTTCACCTTGAAGTGGACACAAGTTCACGAGAAGCGCGGCGTCATCGAGATGATCGGCAAGCACAACACCATCATCACCATCGAGATCGATGACGAGATCAAAGAGATCCTCGACATGGTCCGGGGCCAGCACAAAATTTATGTCTTCACGCGCCAATCGCAGCGCACGTTCGAGAAGGTGATCAAGGGCAAGCAATACTGCGAGGTGAAGGGCGACCGGCACCCGTGGAACAAGGACAGCCTGCGCCGGGCCTGGGACACGTTGCGTAGTAATGCCGGGCTCACGGGTGAGACCAGCGCCCGCATGCATGACTTCCGGCACGACTTCGCCAGCAAGGCGTTGCGCGAGGGCAAGGACGCGGCGACCATCAAGGCGGTATCGGAAAACCTCAACCACGCCAAGATCGAGACCACGCTCAATATCTATGGCCATCTGATCAAGGGCGGCGCTGCCGATCTGCGCAACAAGGTCACCGAGGCGCGTAAAGCTGCCCGCGTGCAAGCCCGCAGGAAGGCCCTGAAGGACGTCAATGACCCAGGGCAAGCCAAAGGCTAAGCCGCGCCACCAGGCGGCGTCTGTGGGCCTGCGCAAGACCCTGGTCATATCGAACTATGACCCCTTGTCCGACGAACTGATCTTCGAAAACGATCGGGCGGTCTGGAACGTGTCGCGCGCGCTGCGCGATTGTGCGGCCGGAAAGCACGAGTGCTGGGTGATCGACGTTGCGCAGGCCTACGAGAACAATTCCGCCGTCGAGGTTGACGAAGCCAAGGTCGTCCGCTTCATGCGGACCCCGGCCGTTTTCGAACTACCGCTGATCGGTGTCATGGAAGACGGCATGGCCTGGATGATCGACGGCCATCACCGGCTGCGCGCCCTGCAGCGCCTCGGCATCAAGGATGCCGTCTCCTACATCATCAAGGAAGCCGACAGCGCGCCCTATAAAGTTTGGTACAACGGTCAGCGCAAGCCGCCGTTCAAGGTGATCTGAGCCGATCGTTGACCGCCGCACTGTGAGCGATCAGATGAAACGACTTCGTAGTGAAATAGCTAAAGAAAAGCGGGCCAAGGTCAAAAGGCCTATTCCGCAATACTGGCCCTATCTTATCCGCGTCGGGTCGGCTGAGTGTGGTCTTATTGTCCTTGCTGATGATTTGGCGGAGGCCGGGATGCTAATTAGTTGCGGCTTTGCGGTTGCAGAGAATGACTATGAGGGGCCGCGCATTAGGCTGAGTGATAAAGGCCGCAAGCTATTTGAATCGCCGCGACGCTAATGGCCCTTAAACTTTTCGATCACACCACACTACGCCACGCGACAAAACTCGTTCGAATACTACACCAAACATTACACCACGGCGTTTGTAATATTGCGTAGCGATTTGATTTTGAAAAAGAAAACGGTGTCCGGCGCACTTTCCTGGGAGACAAGGGGTCGTGGGTTCAAATCCCGCCGCCCCGACCAGCTAACCCCCTTTGAAAACAAAGAGAATTTCGCGTTTTTCTGTTCTTTTTGCGCACCCGTCTACCTGAACAAAAGTGAACAAAAAACAACCTTTGGAGACAAACATTACACCAAAACTACACCAAACTTACACCGCGACTCGCCAGGTTGCCGTGATGTTCCGCTGCGAAAAAATTGGCGCTGTCAATGGCGTGAGTGTGCGGCGCACAAAACCGGTGCCGTCTCGCCTGGAAATGTGATCAAAACTTCTAGCGCCGCTTACGGCCGCCCGGCAGCGGCAACGGCTTCTTGCCGTGCGGCGGGGCCAACAGGTCCGGGGCCCGCAGACCCAGCGCCTTGGCCAGCCGATCGAGCATGACGACGGTGGGGTTTTCCAGGCCGCGCTCGAGGCGGCTGACGTAGGAGCGGTCAACGCCAGCGTCGGTGGCGAACTGCTCTTGGCTCAATCCGCGCTGCACCCGTAGGCGGCGGACATTCCAGGCAACGCGGGATCTCATGACCGTTGATTTTAAGAAAAGTTGAAGTCTCCAATTGATGTGCGTCTTCACGCGGCACAACACCAGACACTATAGACCCCAGGTTCGCGGTCCCCGCATTGTTTGTGGATAAAATAAAAGCCAACTTGCTCACCAGCAGAGTACCTCCCTAGGGGGTTTCCCTTAGGCCCCCACCTTGACGCGCTTCATAAACATTGTGCCAATTCTCATGTGATGACAGTAACGGTGATCTGCGGTCGTGGTGTGGGAATGTCGGCCGTCTTAGGCGATGACGCCTATTGCGACCCCGCATTTGAAGCCGTCGCGCTCCTTGAAAAAAGGGCAGCACGCCTTACCAAAACGATGCAGCGTGACGACTGCGAGGTCGTCGAAGCCGAACAGGCGATCGCTGGCTGCCAATATCGCCGCGCCTTGGATGACCTGGTGGCGACCAAGCCGACCACTCGTTACGGGGCCCAGGCGCAGATCCGTTGCCTTCTTCGCGCAATTGATTATGACAGCAGCCGCGACGACCAGGATCCAGCGACAGCCCTGCTGGACACGCTATTGAAGGTCATACCGAGGCTTAAATGACCACGCTTGCGCCGGGAATGCCACCGCTGCCGCCGCGCTTCCTCAAGCTGCCGCTGGATCATCGCGGTTACCCGGTGCCGAAGTTCGTCTGGCATAAGCCGGACGGCACCTATGACTTCCGCGTCATCGAACCGGGCTGGCCGTCGAAATGCATGCGCAACGGTTTGTGCTGGCTGTGCGGCGAGAAGCTGGGCAAGTTCATGTGCTTTGTAATCGGCCCGATGTGCGCGATCAACCGCAATACCGCCGAGCCGCCGTGCCATCGAGAGTGCGCGGAGTTCGCCGTGCAGGCTTGTCCGTTCATGCGCTTTCCCAATCGCAAGCGCGACGAGGAAGCTCTGCCAGAAGATGGCGTCAAGGCCGGTGGCGATGCCGCCATGATCATGCGCAACCCCGGTGTGACGCTACTGTGGATCACCAAAAGTTATCGGCCATATCGAGCGCACGATGGCTCAACGCTGATCGAGATCGGTGAACCCGTTGACGTGGCGTGGTGGGCACACGGGCGGGCTGCTACGCGCGATGAGGTCATGGCGTCGATTGATTCCGGGCTGCCAATCCTGCGCGCGATGGCTGAGAAGGAAGGCAAAGCCGCGATCGCAGACCTCGAGAAAGTAACCGAGCGCGGTCTCAAACTGGTGCCAGCGTGACGGTTATTATTGACCTGCCGCATGGCTCGCCAGAGTTTCGTGCCCTGACCGACGGGCTTTGTCCCGATTGCGGCGCGCGCGAGTTCACCTATGGCCCGCGTGGCGGGGCGGCACAGAACATCGAATGCAAGGGCTGCCTGGCCCGCTTCAACATCACGCGCTTGGCGCAGGGATTGGCTTTTGCGCAACGTATCCCGACGCAGGCCGATGGCGGCCCGGACTGGGTAAACCTACCGATCCGCGTCGAGGCAACGCTTGAGGAGCTTGCAACCAAGTATCCAGACATCGAGTGGCACAAGCCGATCCCGATTGTGTGGCCTGACGGCCAGTGGTTTGCCTGCCGCGTTTGCATCGCCAACTTCGGGCTGACACAGAACAGTCCATGGCAATGGTTGAGTTATGCCGATGCCGGTCGGCACATCGCGATGGAGCACGAGAAAGGATCATGATCCTCACCGAAGACCTGATCCCGCCCGGCGCGGTGATGACGGTGTGGGTGATCTACGACCACCCGAAGGATTTTCCGGCGAGCTACGTCGCGCGCGCGCAGTTTGTGATGAAAGACAACAGCGTGGTGCCGTGCCGCGCTGCATGGGTCAACGACGATCTCGACGTGATCCGCAACGCACTGGCCGACACCGGCCTGACCTGCCTCACCCGCATGCCGGGCGACGATCCCAAGATCGTGGAGACGTGGCTATGACCGAACGACTAGGCGATGCACCAATCGAAACGGCGCTGAACGATCTGATGAAAGCAGTTGCGCGCGGGCTCGACGAGGCTTTCAACGGCGAGAAGAAGGGCGGCGACAGAGACTGGGGATTTGTCGTAATGGTCTTCCCGTTTGGGGACAAAAGTGGCCGCTGCAATTATATTTCCAATGGCGCGGATCGCAAAGACGTGGTGACCTTGATGAAGGAAATGATCGCGCGGTTCGAAGGCCAACCAGACGTGACCGGCCACGGATGACCCGCGCTCTATTGATTGGGGAGAAGGAAAGGACTGCGATCAAGGATGCGATCGCACGCGCCGCCACACATCCAATCACTCTCGAGATGGTTAAGGCGATGCATGTCGATGCCGATCGACGACTGACACTGGCAATGCGCCGCGAGCAGCAGGGGCCGGACTGGGAAAGGAAGCAACCATATTCCGAACACGTCGAATTGCCGATTGGCATCCGGGCCGCCATTAGCTTCGAGGAGCAGCCAATCGGAATGTGTCGCCATCTCTCTGTCTCGGTCGATAAGCCAGGCGCATTGCCCAACCCGGCAATCGTCGAGAGTCTCATGAAGGAATTTGGCTGCGAGCATGTCGTTGGCGAGCCGTGGATCGAGGAGTTCGAGCCCGGACACGAGGCCGTCAACATTGTGGCGCTGTCCGCGCTGATTGAAGGCACGGCATGAACAAACCCGAACATCTCGGCTACGAGTATTCCGCGCCGCGTTGGCACCCGCTCTTTAATGTCGGTGATGTTCGTTTTGAGGAAGACGACATCGACGGCTTTTGCGTGATTGACGTCACGATTAATGGTGTCGTTGTCGGCAGTCTCGAGCCGCGCCCGCATTATTGCGATCGAGGGCATTGGAAATTTCTTTCTGATCTGCCGGACATTGACGGTGCTGACGGTTTCCCTCGCTACTACATGAACATCGTGACGGCAAAATTGGAGATCATCTCCTGGCTGAACTGGCGGCTGTGGCGGCGTCGAGTTGGTTAGAGCAATGATGAAGCGCCCCAGCAATTACAAAGTGTGGGCGATCGGCACACAGCGGCGCAACGGATTTCATGTGCGCCGGATCGTTTGGGGCTTGCTGATGGCGCAGGCCGAGCAGCGCGACGGTGAAGAGGTCCGCGCCTCGACCATTGAAGTCGAGGCCCAATTCAAGCGCCGACAAAATTTATTTTCGCAAGAAAAAAGAATGCGTTAGGCCGCGCGCATACGTCGCGACGACGTGATGCACGTTTGCAAACCACACTCGACATTTGCCAGGCTCGACAAATGTCAAAAGCGGTCGGACGGCGGATCAAATTGGCGCGCGAGCGCGCAGGCCTCAGCCAGGAAGATCTTGGAGATCTGCTGCGCGTGACGCGATCGTCGGTGTCTCTATGGGAGAAAGGCCGCTCGGTGCCAACCGGCGAACGCGCGCGCAAGCTTGCGGAAGTATTCAAGCTGTTCAAGCGGCTGCGCCGAAAGATGCCGGGGCGCGTTTACCGACGTGACTTTATCGGCCGCTGCATGCGACTGATCGCAGTCGGCTTCTTCGACGACTTCCTAGCCTCACTTGGCTATGCAAAAAAACACAAACGAAATGTGGCGGCCTCAGCAAAATCAAGACTCTCACTCACGGAATCGGAGCTAACCCATTGACCGATTCCGTTTTGACATGCGCGAAAAACTAATTGTGGCAGCTTTTCAAAAATAGTTTGCCTGTCGGATCAATGATCTTGACACGCTAAGTCATTGACGAAAACGCAAAACGAAATTCTGCAAAAATTTCCATGGTAAAATCTTTTTGTCAGTCGGGAAGTCCGACCGATGCGATCGCATGAGCAAGCGGCGTTCGCGTTATTTGAAAATCAAATCTGATGGAGATGCCAGTGCAAAGAAAAGCACAACGTTCATCCTCCAGGTGCCGCGACTATCCGGCGACGGACGATATCCGCTCCGGGTGCAAGGTTGGCTGGCGCACTTACAGCGACAAGTCTCTCGCTGATAAATGTGCTGAGGCAGCCAAGCACAACGCCAAGATCAAGGCGGCACAGGGTTATGACTTCGGCTACTGCATGCCGGGGTATATCACCAAGCTGGATGACGGACGCTTCGAAGTTTGTATTCCGTAAAACGAAAGAGACCCGGTGACCGCAGCAACGGTCACCGGGCCATATCAGCCACATAAGGAAAGCGATCTACATGAAAACACTACAACAGAAGCTCAACGATGTCGAAACCGGTCTACGGCGCTGGCACACTCGCCTGACGCGGGCGTCCAACATGCTGCAAAAACTGGAACGCCAGCGGCGACGGTTGGCCAGCCAGCTTGCCTACATTACCCCAGCGCCTGGCCGGGCCCAGCCGGTGCCGGTTCAGGTCCAGGATCCACCGCCCGTGGTCACCGAGGCGATCAAGCAGATCGAGGATGCCGGTCTCTCGATCCCGCCGTTCCTCAAGCGCACGCAAGCCGACGCTGACAAAATGAAGGCCGATCGGCTGGCGAAGGAAGCAGCCGACAAGAAGAAGATGCCGTTGAGTGGCAAAGCCGCACAGGCGGCGCTCAGGCCAAAGCGCAAAGCCAACGCCTGAAACGAAAAAAGACCCGCCCAGGGAATCCCTGGGCGGGTCAAGTCTTTGTCGGAGGGTTAGTCATGGATGCCCGCTCACCAGGCGCGGGCCGCCTTACCGTCCGGCTGGGAATGCTAGCCGGACAATTATTTATCTGCTTTTCGGCGCTGCTGTCGGCGGCAGGCCTTGTGACGGGCGTACCGGTGCGTTCGGCAGCCCGGCGTCAACATGCGGTGGGTGGATCACAATTGGGTGCGACGGATAAACCGGCTCACCGTCTGGCAGACTGTTGTCAATTCCCGGTGGCAGTGTGATCGGCGTATCCGGGGGGATCACGATCGGGGAGCCGGGGCACGCAGGAAGGTGGACCGGATACACGGGAGTGATCGGTGTGCCCGGTGGAATCACGATCGGGTTTTCCGGGTGGTCAGGGTTTTTGATGTAGATCGGGTGCGTCGGATACACCGGTTGGCCCGGTGGCAGATAGATCGGTTGTGAAGGGCGGCCGCCTTCGGGGCGACCGTAGCCGGGATCAACGCCGCCGCCGCTGACGCCAAAGCCAGGATCCACGGGGCCGCCGTCACCGACCGGCATAATCATCGCTAAGAAAGGTCGCATGGGGATTGTCCTTCCAGTTGTGTCTACAGATTGTGTTTGGAGATGGCGTGGCCCCACGCCAGCGCCACCGTACTGCCCCAAAGACGTGACGGGAGTTTTGCGGCGCGGTGTTTTAATTGAGGCAATCAGACGATCGACATCTCGAGCGGAAAAATAACCTCGACTTCATCGTCGGTCTCGATGCCGAGGTCTTCCATCAAGCCGAGAGAAATATCCGCCACACGATCGGTCGAAGCGTGCGGGCCCCAGTCAGCGGGATATGCTCGCAATACAATGCCGGTGCTGACGGCGCGTACCAACGCCACCTCGCTGAGCAGCATGTCGCGGGGCGTGAGATCGTAGTCCCACCGGACTGCGATAAAATGCACATTTGGGTTTAGCCGCCGCGCCAGGCCAGTCGTTCCTTCCGGCTGATACGGCAGAAACAAATGCGGGGCGTCCATGATGTCATAGATGAAGGCGAGTTGCTCATCCGGCGCAACGCCCGAGTCGTCGGGGCCTCCAAACCAAGACACCCTTCCGGCGAGGTTTACGAGGCTCATCGACGCGGAGCCACGCCCGGACACTCACCGCGCATATAGGCCGTGGTCATGACGTTGCCGGTTACTGGCGTGATCGCGCTGTCGAAGCCTGGACCCCCGAGACCGAGCACGTCACCGTCGCAGTTCGTGCGCCGCGCCAGGTCATAGAACATGCCGAAGACCGGGATTGCTGCAACCGCCACACTAACGGGCGTTTGCGACGGAGCCTCCTTGTGAATGACAACGTGCGTGCGATGCCGAGCGTCTGCAGCCGTCGAACACAGCAGCATGATCACCGAAAGACATAGAAGTGTTTTCATTTGTTGACCTCTCATCGCCCTGTCCCGTCTTTCTTGAGTGGAAGTTCACGCAACATGATTTCAACGACCCGATCGATGCTCTGCTTGTTGTTCTCGGTTGCCTTTTCAAGCACAGTCAATCGGTTATCAATGATGCCGAGGTGCGGAGAGCCGCGCGTCTCCATCGTGTGGACGCGGGTTTCTAACCGCACCATGTAGGCTGTGATGCTCAGTACCGCTGCGCCAATGGCAATCGCCTGCGCGACCAGGAAGTAAACCAGCGCCTGGTTGTCGTGAAACCACGACCTGACCGTTGTCATCATGGTGCAGGAAATTGTCTCACGGTCATCTTCACGATGTTGACGATCCGCGAGTTGTCTTCCAATGCGATAAATTCGTGAGTGATGGGCGCTTCGTGGTCGATCACGGCACCGGCCGAATAGTCCACCGCATCTATCGTTGGTCCGTGCATGCGAACGCCGCCGCGAGCAACGATCGTGATGTGCGAATCTAGCTCAGAGTGGAAATGCATCGGGAGCACATCGCCCTTTTGCGTGAACGTGTAGATCACACCGATAAGATCGCCGGTCGCGAAGTCTTTAGTCTTCAATGACATTGGATGTCCCCGGTGGCGCAGTGCGGGCACGGCCAACAGGCGGCGGCGGCGGCTCGTAAGGGGCTATATCATAGCTGCCGTTGGCTAATTCTTCCCTGACGGCAACGGACATGCGCTCGCCATCGGCTGGCACATAGTGGAACGCAATCGGCGTGCCGTCATATGGAAACGGCTCACCCTCATCGAGTTGCACCGTCATCTCGATGTGGCTTTGTTCTGGATTTGTATAGCGCAAGTTTGTGAGTGTGATCGTCATGCGTACCTCACCCAAATAGTTTGGTCGAACGGCAGGCTCGTCTGCACGCTGATGTTCATCCAGGCCCCCGGCAATCCGGTCCATGCGCTAAACCCTGAACTAAAACTGGGCTGAGTTTGGCAGTTGCCGGGGCTATAAGAATACCAAACCCATCCCAATGCAC